CTATGCAGTCAATCATTACCTGACTGACAGCAACGCTTTCTTCTTGATCACCGATGTGCCAAATGGCATGAAGCACTTCGAGCGTACTGCGCTTGAAACTTCAATGGATGGTGACTTCGATACTGGCAACGTGCGCTACAAGGCGCGTGAACGTTACAGCTTCGGCGTTTCTGATCCTCTGGGAATCTACGGATCACCCGGATCTAGCTAGTAGCTAGGGAAAGTTTGGTGGCCCCTTCGGGGGCCGCCCTTTTTCCTGACCGAATGTTCCACGTGGAACAATTGGACTAACCCAGACAGGAGACTACAATGGGTAATACGACTTTCACTGGAGCGGTACGCTCCGAAAATGGATTCAAGGTTGTTTCAAAGGACTCAACTTCTGGAGAGGTAAGCACCTCGTTCCAGCTTGATAACTCTGGACTTATCGCTACGCCGGTTCTACTTACCGATGCGGACACCACTATCACGGCAGCAGAGCACGGCAGTCGAACAGTCGTTGTTCCTGCGGTAACAGCGAATCGAACCTTGACGTTGCCTGCACCAGCGGCGGGTATTAACTTCAAGTTTATTTATGGCGGCGCTGCTGAAGAGACTGAGAACGTTATCTTTGATACCGGATCTACGTCTAACTTCATTCAAGGCGGTATCGTTCACATCGACTCTGATGCAGACAGCGTGTCTGTTTACTCAGACGGAAACTCAAATCGCAAGCTCACGCTGACCGACTTTGGCATTTTTGAAATCAACTTTGTCGCCAAGGATGGTGATAGTTGGTATGTCTGGGGTTACCAGCAAGGTGCGGATGCTCCTGCGTTTGCCGATTCCTAATAGGAGATAGTCATGGCTGATGCAGTAGCAACGCAAACCATTCAAGATAATGGTAGTACTGCGATATTCCGATTCACTAATGTCAGCGATGGCACGGGTGAGTCGGCGGTAACAAAGATCGATGTTTCTGCATTGGCTGTTGATCCGGTAACGGGCGCGGCTTGCACCAAGGTATCGATTGAGAAGATCCAGTACACCACCGTAGGGATGGGCGTTAAGATCTTGTTTGACGCCTCAAGCGACGTTTTGGCGTGGCAGTTGAAGGCTGATGACGCTAGAACGTTTGACTTTACTGACTTTACGGGCATTCCCAATAACGCTGGTAGCGGTGTAACTGGAGACATTCAGTTCTCTACTGTTAGCGCAAGTTCGGGTAATGTGTACGTTATCGTTATGCAGGTAAGGAAGCACTTCTAGTGGCAGAGAAAAAGAAGTCTCGCGTGAATGAGGCTGGCAACTATACGAAGCCAGCCTTACGCAAAAGACTGTTTAACTCTATCAAGGCAAGCGGGAAAGGCGGTAAGCCGGGACAGTGGTCTGCGCGTAAAGCGCAGATGCTGGCTAAACGTTACAAGGAAGCTGGCGGAGGATACAAGGACTAATGGCTCTCAAGAAGTCACAGAAGTCTTTGAAGAAGTGGACTAAGCAGGAATGGGGAACCAAGTCCGGCAAGCCATCGACACAAGGAAAGAAAGCGACAGGTGAAAGGTATCTCCCGAAGAAGGCTAGAGCGTCTCTATCAGATGCGGAGTACGCTGCTACAAGTCGAAAGAAGCGAGCGGACACCAAGAAAGGAAAGCAGCACTCCAGTCAGCCAAAGAAGATTGCCAAGAAAACAGCGAGGCATCGCAAATGAGCTTGACGGATGCGGAGAAGAACAGGCTAAAGAAGGCCGGTCTGCAAGGGCTGAACAAGCCTAAAAGAACACCCAGCCACCCCTCAAAGAAAGGGGTCGTTGCTGTGCGCGACGCGGGGAAGGTAAAGATAATCCGCTTCGGTGACCAGAAGATGGGTCACAATTATTCAGCAGAGGCTCGCAAAAGCTTCAAGGCCCGTCACGCCAAGAACATTAAGAAGGGCAAGACATCAGCCGCGTACTGGGCAAACAAGATGTTTTGGTCTGGTAAGGGTGGCAGCAAGAAAAGCCCCCCTAAGTCGCAGAAGCAGAAGTTTGGCAAAAGCTAATGCCAATAAGCCGAGCGCAACAGAAACAACAAATCAACAAGCCTAAGGCCAAGAAGCGCAGGGTTAAGAAGAATCGGAGGTAGTGGTGGCTACTAGTGGCACATTTACATTCAATCTTGACCTAGCTGATTCTATGGAAGAGGCGTTTGAGCGAGCAGGTTTAGAGCTTCGTAGTGGCTATGACTACAAGACAGCTAGGCGCAGCCTAAACCTGATGATGCTTGAGTGGCAGAACAGAGGTCTTAACCTATGGACTGTTGAGTTTGGAACGCAGGCGCTGACTGCCGGAACTAACACATATACGTTAGATGGGAAGGTTCTAGATATAATCGAAGCGTTTATACGCACAGATGCAGGCGACACAAACTCTCAGTTTGATCAGTCAATGACTCGCATATCGGTGAGCCAATACTCAAACCTTCCTAACAAGCTGTCTCAAAGCAAGCCGCTCCAGTACTTCGTTGATAGAAACGCAGATAACATTACAATTAATCTATGGCCTACACCAGACGCTCAAGAGACGTACTCGTTTGGGTACTACTACATGGAGCGTATTGAAGATGCAGGCAGCCCTGCGTCAAACAACATAGATGTTCCAGCTAGATTTTTGCCGTGCTTAGTTAGTGGTTTGGCGTATCAGTTAAGCATGAAGTACCCCCAAGCTGGTGCTAGAGCACAAGCGTTGAAGATGGACTATGAAGAGCAATGGAAGCTTGCTTCTGAGTCTGATCGCAACAAGGCTTCTTTGTTTGTTTCGCCGGGAGGATATACCTTTTGAGTAGAGCAAAGGGCAAGTACGCTTACGGCTATTGTGATCGAACTGGGTTCAGGTATCCGCTTAGAGATCTTGTGCCTGAAATTTTTAACCAAAGACCTACAGGGTTCTTGATTGGCAAAGATGTTGTCGATCCAGACCAGCCGCAGCTACAGGTTGGCAAGCTTTTGCTTGACGATCCTAAGCCTCTCTTGAACCCAAGACCCGACAGGTCTTTGGATGAGAGCAGAATCCTATCGTCATTTGATCCTGTGGGTCAGGTGGGCTTGGGTATGACGGGTGATGTAGGCCGAGTAACGGTGACAACAAGCTAATGGCACTTACATTCACTACGCTCAAGTCTGCTATTCAGGATTACTTAGAAACCACTGAGGCTACTCTGGTGTCTAATCTGCCGCTAATTATTCGGCAGGCCGAAGAGCGCATACTCAAGTCCGTTCAGTTGCCTAACTTCAGGAAGGCTGCTGGCGGCGTAACCACGTCGGGCAATCAATATCTGGAGACCCCTTCAGACTTTTTATCTCCATACTCTTTGGCTATCACGCCCACGTCTGGTTACGACTATCTGATTATCAAAGACGTAAATTTCATCCGACAGGCATATCCAGTATCAAGCACTACAGGAACACCAAAGTATTACGCACTGTTTGATGATACGACGTTCATACTAGGCCCAACACCCAATGACAACATTACGGTAGAGCTTCATTATTTCTATGCGCCTCAATCAATTACAGAGGCGTCAGACGGCACTAGTTGGTTAGGGTCTAACGCTGAAGAGGCGCTGCTGTATGGCAGCTTGATTGAAGCGGGAACGTTCATGAAGATAGAGCAGGATATGATGCAGCTTTATGCTACAAGATATGAGACAGCATTGGCTGATCTCAAGTCTTTAGGTGAGGGCTACAGCACAACGGATAATTACAGAGCCGGGATGGTTCGTTCAGAGAGGATGTAGTTAATTGTTAATGACACCGTCAGAAATGGGCGTAGGCAACGTCCTTGTATCTACGACAGATCACAAAGGGCATGATCCAGACTTTTGGGCTGAGTCAGCAGCGGATAGGATTGTGAGTGTAGGTGGAAACTGTCACCCTGTAATTGCAGAACAAGCAAACGAATTCAAGAGGGCCGTTAGAGCAACGGTCTTGTTTTACATCAAAGAGGCGATTCGTAGTGACAGAGTCACTCTTGCCGCTGAACTTGAAAACCAAGGCCATGCTGATATGGCGAACATCATAAGGAGTCTATAATGGCTATTACGACAGCAATGTGTACGTCTTTCAAGAAAGAGCTTTTGGAAGCAAAACACAATTTTCTAAACTCGGGCGGAAGCACGTTCAACTTGGCGTTGTACACAAGCAGTGCTTCTTTGGGCGCAGGCACCACAGCCTACACGACATCTAACGAAGTATCAGGCACTGGCTATACGGCTAAAGGTAGTGCTCTTACTCGCGTAGATCCATCTTCATCAGGCACGACTGCGTTGACTGACTTTGCTGATCTGACTTTTAGTTCAAGCAGCATTACTGCACGAGGCGCTCTTATCTTTAATGACAGCGCGTCAGGTGACCCTGCTGTTTGTGCGCTGGACTTTGGCGCTGATAAGACATCTAGCTCAGGCGATTTCACTATCCAGTTTCCTACAGCGGATGCGTCTAACGCTATTATCCGTATCGCATAGCGGATAGTACATGGCTAACATCAACGGCTGGGGCCGTGGTGATTGGGGCGAAGGCGGGTGGGGATCTCCTCTGCCTGTCGAAGTCACAGGCACCGCAGGAACGGGTGCAGTTGGCTCCGTCACAGTCGTTGAGGGGGCAGGCGTTGCTGTATCTGTTACAGGCGTATCAGGAACAGGGTCTGCTGGTAGTGTAACCACTACTCAAGGATTAACTGCGTCTCCAACAGGGGTCGCAGGAACAGGGGCAGTCGGCTCACTTAGCGTTGCCGAAGGCTCCGGTGTTGATGTATCTGTTACAGGTGTAGCAGGAACGGGATCTGCCGGAACACTCACTGTATCGTCAGATGCGAATGTTAGTGTTACTGGCATTGCTGGTACTGGGTCGGCTGGCTCGGTTACAGCCAGCGCAGATGCGAATGTTTCAGTTACTGGAGTCGCAGGTACTTCGGCTGTTGGAACAGTCACAATTAGTTCCGATGCGAATGTTTCTGTTACAGGAGTGGCGGGAACTAGTGCCGTTGGCTCGCTCAGTGTTGTTGAAGGCTCTGGTGTTGATGTTTCTATTACAGGGGTATCAGGCACCAGTGCTGTCGGCACTGTAGATGCTGACCCGGATGCCAATGTTACTGGAGTTTCCGGCACAGGTTCCGTCGGTTCTGTCACTGTCGTTGAAGGTTCCGGCGTTTCGTTCTCGGTCACAGGCGTGGCGGGGACAGGTTCTGTCGGCACTGTAGACGCTGACCCAGATGCAGTAGCTACTGGTGTTTCCGCAACAGGGGCTATTGGTTCGCTTACTGTCGCTGAAGGTTCAGGCGTTACCGCCTCTGTTACAGGCGTCTCGGGCACAAGCGATGTCGGCGTAGCGTCAGTTGATGTATCCGGCAACATTGTAGTTGTTCTAACAGGTGTTTCTGGCACAGGTGCTACATCTGCGCCTACAGCGACTGGCGGAGCTACAGCGTCTGTTACGGGTGTTTCTGGTACGATTGACACCGGCTCCGTTACCATTGCCGAAGGAACCGGGGTCGCCTCTTCTGTCACAGGGATCTCTGGCACGGGCGATGTTGGTTCGCTAACTGTTACTGCTGACGCCAATGTTTCAGTCACAGGCGTCAATGGCACTGGTGCTGCCGGTACCGTTTCCGCACTAGCAGTTAGAAACGAAACCGTATCGGTTACGGGCGTAGCGGGAACCAGTGGTGTTGGCACTGTCGATGCTGATCCAGACGCTAACGTCATAGGCGTCTCTGGTACGGGTAATGTCGGTTCTGTCACCGTTGCCGAAGGCTCTGGGGTTAACGCCTCTGTTACAGGTATTTCTGGGTCGAGTGATGTCGGCACTGTTACTGTATTAGCAATTAGAAACGAAACCGTATCTGCAACTGACGTTGAGGGTACGGCCACTGTCGGTTCAGTAACCGTTGTTGAAGGATCTGGCGTTGACGCCTCGCTCACAGGTGTTGAGGGCACGGCGTCTGTCGGGTCGGTCACCGCAGTTCCTGAGACTGGCGTTTCTGTTACAGGGGTGAGCGCGACAGGATCTGTCGGAACAGCCACTGCGTCTACAGGCTCAACTGTTAGTCTTACTGGTGTTTCTAGCACTGGTGAAGTTGGAACATCCGCTGTATTGCTGGGGATAGCCGCTTCTGCAACGGGCGTTGCCGGTACTGGCTCTGTTGGCTCGGTTACTGTTGCTGAAGGAGCAAGCACTACTCTGACAGGTGTAGCCGGTACAGGCTCCGTTGGTTCCGTATCAGTGGTAAGCGGCGCAGTTGTTAGTCCGATAGGCGTTAGCGCAACAGGTGCAGTGACCGCAATAAATATATGGGGGCTTGTCGATACAAGCCAGACGGCTTCTTGGAGTGCGGTATCTTCTGCACAGACAGCAAATTGGACAGAGGTAGCATAGATGGCAACTTACGTTAATGATCTTCGCTTGAAAGAAATCACCACGGGTGACGAAAGCGGAACATGGGGCACCAGTACAAATACTAACTTAGAGTTGATAGGCGAAGCTTTAGGTTATGGAACTGAAGCGATCACAACTAATGCGGATACGCATACGTCCACGATAGCTGATGGCGCGACTGACCCTGCTCGTGCAATGTACATCAAGTATACAGGCACCTTAGATTCGGCTTGCACAATTACGATTGGCCCGAACACAATGAGTCGCGTTCATATAATAGAAAACGCGACCAGTGGATCGCAGAACATTATTATCAAGCAAGGCTCTGGCGCTACTGTAACCATCGGTAACGGCAACGTAAAAATTGTGTACTTGGATGGTGCTGGCAGTGGAGCGGCGGTCACAGATGCGTTGATAGATCTGGAGCTAGCTGATGTTGCAAGTGCTACGATAGCATCCGTGGACATTAACGGAGGATCTATAGACGGTACGACAATCGGTGCTAGCTCGGCTGCTGCTGGAACATTTACTGACATAGTTTCCAACGGCAAAACGGTAGGGACGCAGTCAATTGTTAGCTCGAATCCGACATCTGCTTCTGGGTTCCCAGACGGGCATGTGTTTTACGTCATTAGCTAGGAACAAACAGTGGCTATATTTATTAACGACAATGGAACGCTGAAGGAGTTAGATAACGACACGCAGATTGCTGTCCGTGCTACCGCCAATACGCTCCATCAGGTGAACTTCATCGTCGTTAATAACGGCGGTACGTTGGCTACGGTCTGGAACGCTATATACAATACGACTAGATCGACGGCTACGACACGCGCTACAGCTACGACTCGTGCAACTCAGACGAGCCAGTCCACTAGTAGATCAACGACAACGACGTTTAACACAACGACCACGTCTGCCACGGCTACGTCTCGGTCTACCACTACATCATTTAATACTAGCTTTAACACTAGCAAGTCCACGACTACTGCCTTCAATACGACAACCACGTTTGGTACTAGCAAGAATACGACTACCAGCTACAACACTAGCTTCAATACCACGACCTCACGAGGGACAAGCAAAAGCACATCAACGTCGTTCAATACGTCGAGGAGCACCTCTAGGGGCACTAGTAGGAATACGACTACTAGTTACAACACGTCGTTCAACACGTCTCGCAATACAAGTAGATCTACAAGCAGAAATACAGCCAGATCTACAAGCAAGTCTACCCTCACAGGTACAATTACTGTTGTGGCGAACAAACCGGCAGCAACCAACTTCAATACAACCACGACATTTAATACGACAGTCAGCACGAGTTTTAATACCTCGTTTGCTACGACATTTGCCACTAGCAGAGGGACAAGCAAAAGCACATCAACGTCGTTTAACACTTCGTTCAACACGACCTTTGGAACAAGTAAGAACACGACAACGTCGTACAACACGGCTTTTGCAACCGCTACCAGCAGGGGAACATCTAGAACGACTCTGTCTTCTTTCAATACCTCACGGGCGACAGGAACTAGTAGGAGTACGACTACAACCTTTGCGACTAGTCAGGGCACGTCGGCTTCGACCACAACAACGTTTAACACGCTGACAGGGTTTGCTACAGCGACAAGCAACGCAACGACAACGACATTCAACACAGCGTTTAATACTACAACGACTTTTAATACAACGACGACTTTCAACACAAACACTGTTATATTTGAGCGATTGACTGCTACTGGAAACCAAACTGAGGTTACGTCTGGTAGCGCACACAACGCTAGATATCACGATGGATCACAATGGACGGAAGCGTAGAGCAAGAGCTAAAGGCTATTAACAAGCGCATAGAGACTATGCTTGAAATAGTGCTCGAACATTTTGGCGATGCAGAAGATCGCTTTGATGAGATAGAGAAGATGATCTCTGATATTCGCAGTGTTGGCGTAGAGAGCAGAGATGCCGATTGAGCAGTTAGCCATCGATGATCGTCTTGGAAAGAAAGGATCGCATTTTTTCAAAAGCGGGAACATCCTCAGAAATCCTAAATGCAACTCGTTAAATCTCGCCAGCTTGCTTCCCGAGCGCGGACTGTATAACACTAATCTTGAGTACGATCTTTGGTATTCAATGGGTGGTGACAAGGAGATTCACGGTTACGTTTATACGGACGCTCTTGAAGACTACTTGTATATAAAACCTGCCAATGTACATTTTTCTGAAATGGCTATGTACGCAAGTGTAAAGCTTGACCCAACCGGCTATGGCGAAAAGCTAGTCGATCAGATGGGTCAGGGTATTGAGGACAAATACAGGTTAAGAAGTGCTAAGTCCAAGCACAAGTTTGTGATATTTCTGCCCGGAACTAACTGTATAAAACAGGTCTTGGATTGGGGCAAGGTGAAAGATGCGGTTAATCAGGGTGCTGTAATCAAGCCTCATCCCATCTCTAGCGTGTCGCTGGTGGTTCATCTTAAAAACTTGTATGGCGAAGATAATGTCCTGAACAAGAAGGAGTCAGGGCATGAGCTTATGCATGCGGCAGATATCGTGGGATGTTGTTGGAATAGCGAAATGGGGATAGCCGCAATAGCGGCAGGTAAAGGGTTTCATCTGTTTACAGATCTGAAATCCAAAAACCACCACACATACGCCGCTATATACAAAGCCATATTAAGCGGCGGCGATTACCGGGACAATCTGATTAGAGTATTTGACAGTCCGTTTAGCGGTATAATCAATGGCAAGAGCGATGACGCGATAGATCGCATTGCCTCATTTTTTAATCAGTTTTCGGAGGTTCCTCACATTGAACCCAAAAATACTAGTCCGTGAGAACGCTTGGAGCGCGATCACAGTAGACTCTATCAAGGCGAACATGCCTGATTGGGAGCCTGTCTTGATCAAGAAGGGAGCTTCTGGTGTCATTGCTACTGCACTTGATAATGCAGACGGCATCACGATGTGCGTCCGAGGCGGTCTTGTTCTTGATATAAAATCAGAAGACTTGCCCCCTGACGAAAAACTCTCCACGTTCCATATATCCTTAGCGAAACGCGGTGTCTATGTAGACAGCGAACAGCACGATCAAATATACAACTTAGCCGGTGCGAACATCACTCACGGGACATGGGACTTAGATGTCATCATAGTCAATCCCGACATGTGGGATGTTACTCCAGAGCAAGATGCAGGCGCGTTGCGTGACAAGAAGATATTAAAGATGCCTCGCTACATGAATCATAGGGTGGATCGTGTTGCAGAAAGGGTCTTACCTGCCGCAGAGCTAGCTAGGTACGGCGTTCTTGGTCATCAAGCGAGTGTCTTAAATTATGTTGGCGTGTTGACTCACGGTCTCTATGGAGCAGCTAGGTATGCCTATGCCCTTGATCGTGTTACGCCATTCGTAGGCAACCTTAGCGAGGAAAAGAAGACTCAAGCTGAAGCATACATAGGTCGGTGCGAGTCTCAGTCAAGATTCATCAAAGCTTTGGCGGAGAGTAACTAATGGCCTTGGTTCGTACACGCATATTTTCACTTGTAGATGCTGAGTTTGATCGTGTGTTTGATGGTTCGTTAGCCATTATGACAGACCCAGAGGCAGGTACATTCCCTTTCGCTGAGAGAGAACTGACAACATACGATGATCAAAAGGCGCATATGCGTAAGATCTGCGAACACTTTATCTCAAGGGATAACGCTTTTTGTTTCAAGACAGAGGATGACGGCCTGTTGCTCACTATGATTTTTGGAACAGTGGCTAACAGCCAGTTAGATCTGTGGGTCTGGCTTGGGGCGGATGACGCTAATGGCAGCAGAAGCTATGTTTATGACTCAGCTAATGTTCTTAGCTTTCATACATGGCTAAAGGAGCAAGGTGTTACTGGTATCCAGAGTCATATTTCTGAAAAAGGTAATCGCCTGAAAAACTTTACTGAGGATGGAAACACCCGCATCAGAGATGTAAGTGGTGATTGGGGTATATCAGAGACGCTAGAAGATCATTCGGGCACAGTTTACGCTGGTCGTAACGCAAGAACACTTACGATGAACAGCAATGCAAACATCACGGTGGATGATGACTAAGGAGAGATGATGTACATACCTGAAAAGATTGATGTTGATGGCACAGAATACAAGGTCGTAGATTTGCCGGAGGAG